CGATTAAGAAGCCGCCTTCGTGATCTTGCAGAAGCCTGCCGGGCGTCTGACAGCGAGTGCCAGTCTTTCCTCGGCACGGATGGTCATCTTGTTCTTGATGAAATCATCCTGATCGCTGTTGGTAGCCTCAACACTTACGCCGCCTTTGCTGACAACAGAACCGCAGGCCTTGAAGGAGCCGACCCAGATGTCACCCTTCGCGGAACCGGAAACCGGAGCGTCAACGAACGTGGACAGATAGACCGGAACTCCCCAAATCTGCTTACCCTGACCGTCTGCAAAGTAGCCGCCGCCGATGTAGGCGTTGGTTGCGCTGAGCTTGCCAAGACGAAGTGTCTGCCATACTGCCGGATTCATGATGATCGCATCAGCGGCGAAACCGGACTGCTGCTGTACCGCCATCATCTTCGCAAAGATAATGTCGGCGATTGCCTGAGCGTCCGCCATATCGCCGTTTGTCCAGCTCGTGGTGTCGGCCTGAATGCCGGAGGTACCGGCCAGTTCGGCCAGCAGGAACGCCTCTTCTCTCAGTCTCAGATAGTTCAGCAGGCGGCCATTGATGGCGGATGCAAGGAACGGCGCGTCGTCGATGTACTCATTGGTTTCTTTGATGAAGGCCGCGATTTTCGTCAGCGCGACGGTGACAGCGGTCGGATCAGCGAAAGAAACCTGCGGTTTTGCGCTTCCCTCAGTTACGGTATCGAAGCCGTACGGAGAACCGCCTGCCGCGACCTCGATAGCACCCTCCTTGAAGAAGGTCAGCGCGTTGCCGCTGATCGTCTCGGAACCGAACAGTCCGCGCAGATAAGTCTCAGCGAGAACTTCCGGGACGATATTGCGGTCAATGTCAGTGACCAGCGCGCGCGGGACCTGCGGAGATGCGATAGTACCGATTGCCATCGGATCAGTGTTTGCCTTAAATTCCGGCGCTGCAATGCTGAAGCGCTTCTCGTGCGTCTGCGGCATGTGCTTTACAAAATGTTCGCCCAGCGTACGGGCATTCTTGTTCTCAGACATGGGATCACCATCCTTTTCTTCGGTGCCGATGATGTTCAGCAGAGCCGCTTTCTTTTCCGCCTGCTTGATCTCGGCTGTTTTGGTTTCGATTTCCGCCTGCAGCTTCTCGCCTTCCGCGATAGCCTCGGCGTCGTTTGCCTCGATGCGCTCCTTCAGAGCGACGAGTGCGTCCTTTTTGGACTGGAGTTCTTCTTTCAGACTCATATAGTTAGCCCTCCATATTCTTGATATAGGTCAGCAGATTATCTTTTGCCGGATTGCTCTGCTCAGGCTCCTCCACCGCCGTGTTGGCCTTCGCATCGTCCTTTCCGTCATCCGGATCGTCTGCATCATCAACCTCGTCATCCAGCAGCTGGTTAGCGAGGGAAATGATCTGTCTGATTTTTTCTTCGTCTGTTTTCTTGTTCCGCCTGCCGGACTTAATGTCAGTCATGACTGCGTTCTGGTTGGCCGGGATCGGAACGATGCTGACCTCAAAAAGGTCAAGCTTTGTAAGAACATTTGCGATGCCGGCTTTTTCTTCTTCTTCAGTCGGTCTCTGCCACGCCAGGACGTCATAGGCGAAACTGAACTGGTACACCACGCCGCTCTTGACGATCTCGCGCTTTTCCTGCGCAAGCGGAGAATCAAAAAAGCTCGCTGTCATAAGCGGGCCTTTTTCGGTGTCTTCAATGGCGTCAACCTTGCCGATGATCTGGTTGAGGTCGTGGTTCCAGCAAAGCGGGAACGGGTGACCAGATGCTTCCCTGTTTTTGATCGTCTCGGTAAATGCTCCGGGAGCGATGATGTCGCCGTAGCTGTCCGGCTCTCGGTCGTATGTAGAAAAATAACCGGAGATCGTACCGGCGTCTTTTTCGCCTGCAGATTTCTGCATGGCAAATTCTTTGTATTTATGGTTCATGATTATGCCTCCGTGATAATAACTTCCGTCGAGCAGTTGCACCCGCACGACTCATCCGGTGAGAGGTTGTCATCTCCAGGCCAGCGAGCACCGTTGCTGAACGTGTCATCGATGCCTACGCGCTGGCCGTTCATGGCTGCGTGTGACGGCCGGCTGTTCGGACCGGTAACCCATTCTTTCTCGACCTTCCTGTCGAAGCCGTGGTCCTGCGCCTGGTGTACGGCCTCCATGATCGCCCATCCAGCGATAACCGTCGCCAGGGACTGGCCGAACGTTTTCGAGTCGTTTTCTTCTCGCTTCTTGAACACTTCTGCTGGCTCTGCTTCAGCCTCCTCCAGGGCTGCCTCGAGCTTCTGTAGCGTCGAAATGTTTATTGCGTGCGCCCGGCCTTCCACGAGCTTCTTGAGATAAGCCCTGGTCAACTCACGGCCATATTCCGTCCCCAGGACATCCGCCGCGGCTATCCCGTGCTTATCAGCGATCCGCTCGATGATCGGCTGCAGATCTTCAGCGAGCTCTGCGTCCCATCGGTCCGCGTCCCACCATTCGGCCTTAGCGCCGATCCTGGGGAGCACCGATCCTGCCTGTCGCTTGAAAAATTTCTTCAACACTTCCGCGACATCGATATCCTCATCCTCGTCAGACTTGCCTTTGATGCGGATGCTCTGTCCGTCCTTCCGGTGCGAGGGAATGATCATCTTTGCTTCGATCATGGCGCCGTTCGCGTCCATATGCGTATCCTGCGGAGATGCCTGGCCTCCTTCGACTACATTGAGCGGTACGATCAGCTCGTCTCCTCCGTCGACCGGCGGCAGGTTGTTGTCTGCTCTTGCCTCGTTCCTGGTCATCCAGGGACCGCCAACCGATGCCTGCAGGATAGACGCACGTTCCTCGAAGGAGCCCTTCAGTTTCTCGGTCAGATCGAACTCGACATAAGTATCGGGATCAGCTCCGACCATCGGAAGCAGAAAAGCGTTAATCCTCTGCTGAAGCATCTGCAGCGTGGGACCGAGACAGTCAGCATAAAGCGCCCTGGCGTTGTCCTTGGCACTCGCGTATGTCTGCGTTGTCCGTCCTCCTGTGTGCCAGATCAGCGCCGGATTGATGTGATAAGCCGCCGCCACATCCTCACGGGACAACTGCTTGGTCTCCGCGTACTGAGCCTGCTGCGCATTGAACTGGTACGGCTTAAGCTCCATGCCATCCTCCAGCAGGGGTATCTTGCCGGAATTGCTACCGCCTTTGCCCCAGCCTTCCCGGAATGCTGTCACAAATGCCTTGCGCTGTTCGTCTGTCCATGGCTGAACGTTTGCCGGGCGCGTCAGATATGCATTAAACCGCCCGGAAGACGTCCAGATTTCCGTCCGGAATTTATCCGCCTGCATCTGTTCCATGAGCGTCTGTCTGAGCGCTGCAAGCGGCGACTGATAACCGCCAGGGTTCCCCGGTGAATACAATTTGAACTGCACGAACTCTGTGCGTGGGATCTCGATGATATCGCCTGAGGTGCCCGCCGTCACGCGGATCATGTCCGGCGCGTAATTTGTTTTGCACTCCGAATCCATAATCCACTCTTTCGGGATCAGACGAATCTGATAGCCGCTCTGACTGTTCACGTCCGGCAGCAGCCAGATGGTCGAGACGCCCATAAGCAGCAGCTCCGTCATAACCGCATTCCAAAACTCATAAGCGGTCTGGTCTGCGTTCGGTCTGTACAGCAGTCTCGCCGCCGTGCTGTCACGGTCGCGCTGACGATCAAATTCAGCGTTCCGTCTGTACACCTTCAGCGGCAATTGCGAAACGGAGTCAGCCAGAAACGACACAACCGCGTGCAGATTGGCTTGTGTCGCATAAAGCTGCCGTGCGCTTAACCCATCCACATGCGGATTCTCCTCCGGCACCAAGCTAACGTGGATGGTCGTGTGCCCAAAGAGGTCACGCAAGCGCTGTGTTATCTTTGGCATTATCACGCCCTCCTATTTTTGTTTTACTTAAAACGTCAGCGCTTATTTTCGCGCTGAACATCCATACTGACCCATCTGCAATTTGATGGCTCATAATTCCCATTGACATCAATTCTGTCTATCGTGCATTCGCCATACGGCGCATTTGCATCGTAGCCATTTTCAGTTGCCCATTTCTGGAAGGCGGGGAAGTCGTGCTTCCACTCTTCGCAAACCGTTATGCCCCTGCCGCCATAATTCTTGTAGCAGGCTGTATTTTGGTTGTAGCACCTCGACTTCATTCCGTTCCAAACGTTATAAAGTCGTTCATTGAGCCTTCTCGACCTATCGCCGTATCTGGCGGCTCTGCCCCCGTGAGAATATTTCCATATTGTCCGTCTGTTTTCCTCTTCGAGGCATCCGCAACTTTTCTTTTTCCCGCTGAGTAAATATGTGGCATACGTGGCGCATGTTGCTCCACAGTCACACTCGCAAAACCACATTGCATTGCCGTGGGCGTTTGTTCTCTTGACTGCGGTCAGCCTTCCGAAGCGAATTCCGGTTAAATCTGCCCCTCTGTTTCTATTGCATCCGCACGATATTGCGCTATGCTCACCCCTTAAAACAGACGCTAGTTGCTGAGTGGTTTTCACGCACTCATTACCGCAATCACATATACATCTCCACCCTGTCACGTTTTTATATTTCGTCATGACTGGCTCAATACAAGTTAAATAGCCTATGTGTTGCCCAGAAAAATCATATTTTCTGCCAGTTCCCATATTGATACCTGCCTTTCGTATCGCCTTGAAAATAAATGGCTCAGAAACGGTCAAGGCATTACCGCTTTCGTGTTGCAATCACTATCTGAGCCAATTATTAACTTTTAAACAAAAATCAATGTATTTCCGTTTGCGTAACTGGATTCATACACTTTGCTTTTCTCTTTGCTTATCATCGTCGCCGCTGTAAACGCCATAATGCAGGCGAACAGCGGTGCAATGTCATCCGGGCTCTTCACGCGGTCCGGCACTTCTGCGCCTCCGCCCATCTGCCGGATCTGCATTGTTTTGGCCGGTGCATCCATGACCGGCTGCGGCAGGTGGAAGATCCGAGCGCCGCCTCTTGGAGTCTCGCCAGGAACGACCGGCGCGCTCGCCGCAATTCCGTCCCAAAACCTGCCCCACCCGGTCGGAAGTTCAGAGCCCTCGATGGAGATGCGCTCGATCCCGTCGATCGTGCAGATCTGCTCTGCAAGACCGGAAACCGGTGCACCACGTCCCTGGAACGCGAGCTTCATTTTCTGTTTCATCGCTCGCGCCCGGAACCAATCGATAGCCCATTCCGTCCCGATCCGTCGGGCCACAAGCTCAATGTGCCACTGCCCGTCTTCCCTAAGACCACAAACGCCGATGGAAGTCCACCGGCGGTCGTTTGACATATCTATTCCAAAGTACAACTGCGCCTCCGGTGCGATGCCGGATGCCGTGTCGATGCCGCCATCCCAGGCGCCGTCTGGGAACGGCTGCGGAAGGATCGTCGCCACCTGCTGGCACATACACTCTGACCGGAATTTTACCTCCGGAAAGGTCAGCCGGTTAGACAGCAGCGCTCTCTCCGTCAGATATCCATACCCGAGCGCCGGATTAGCCTGCGCCAGGGCGTCCATGTCATCAGTTGCCGCGCCGTCCTCAGCAGACCACTCGAACAGCCCGAGTGTCTCGCTGTCGACAGTTCCGCCATAGTCGTGCGCCTTGGTTCCGTTAATGGCCGCAATGGCCTGTTCACGGAGCTGACGCAAGACGACACTGTCCGGATCGCCAGCATTTGAGAAGCACACCACGAGTCCGTTCGGCTTGGCATTGGTTGACGCCACCGATGCCGCCCATGTTTCCCAATCCCGCTGTTCACGAAGCTCATCGAGCATGACCAGGTCGTTTGAGTCACCGCGGCCGGCGCGTCTTGTTGGGGCGCCCACCTTATACTGGCGCAGACCCGTCAGAACTAATTTCTTAGAGCCATTCGTGCGACCCACGCGCTGGATGTCGGCGGATAGCTCAGGGATGCTCTCCTGGTCTTGTATGACCGCCTCCCATACTTCCTCGGCCTTATCCAGGCTCAAAGATGTACCAAATATCGAGTCAACGCACAGCACGTTCAGAAAGAACGATGCGATCACTTCTGACAACACTGTTTTCCCGTTTTGCCGTGAAATTAAATAGAGAACCGTGCGAAACCGGAAATTCCAGTCAACGCCAAGTTCTCCGACAATCTCCAATCCGTGGATCAGCGCCCACTCTTGGAACGGATATAGGGTTTTACCAAGTACAGTCCTGGCATATTCGGCACAAGCAAATCCGAGTGATGTTTCTTCTGTCAGTTTCCTGAGAGGCGGAGTGAATATCCGAGGAGTGGTCTTTCCCATCATTTTGCCACCCGGAATTTGGCACGGAGACCATCCAGCGAATTAACCTCTGCGCTGTCCTGGTCTCCAGTAATGTCTTTATAGGCCTTCAGTGCAGCCGAGAAGTCCCTGATTAAAGCGCGGTACTCCTGTACTACAGGATTCGCCCTGGTCACATATCTGCCGTCTCCCATCTCCGCCTCTATTGTCAGAGGAGCGGCCAGAAACTGTTCTTCACTGTCTATGATTTTCTTCCGCATAGACAGAATCGACCTTTTTAGGACCTCAGGAGAGTCCTTATATTGCTTTTGCTGTCTTGCGTTCATAGTGCACCTCAAAAAAAGTTTGAAACCATCGGAGGGAGATGCTCCTGCAGGCCGGCGGGCTCAAACGGAGCGGCCTCTTGTTAAGATTTCTTGGCCCCTCCCATTGCCCCGTCACCAAATCCTGCTCTGCATTCCCAGCGCGTTCTCTCCGTTCGTGCCGTCGCCTCTGGCGCGATTGCATCGCCTGTGGGACGCGGCAACATTGTTTAAGTCAAGTTCAAGCTCCGGTGCTTTAATAACTGGGATGATGTGATCAGGTTCCCAGGCATCGTCAGCGCTCGAAGGCTGTAGAAAATAATTGATTTCCTGTCCGCAGATGTGGCAAGGCGCTCGGTGCTTGCGATCTCTGTCCCAAGCCATGCGCCGCACATACGGCCAGCGTGATGATCTGTTCATGCCGTCACCTCCGGACCAGCCTCAGCCGGAAGATACCCCTCCCCATCTTTTTTGTGAGTAATAAAAGTGGCGGACGTCGCCGCCCGCCTGGTGAACTTGTATCGCGCCTTGCACCTTGCGCGTTCATTAAAGGAGAAACCTTATGAAAAGCCATGGGCTGGGGAGTTGCCCGATGCCCGGCTATTACACCGGGCACAAGGAGATTTCTCTGGCAGGT